CGCCACGACCGTGCCCGGCGGGACCGGCCCGGTCTGGGTCGTCGAGGAGCACACGCACCCGCGCGACTCCGCCGACCTCCGCTACGCCTTCCCCGGCGACACGCTCCGGCTCCGGAACCGCCAGCCCGGCCCCCCGGTGACCATGCTCACCGGCACTCAGCCCGGCCATGCCGTCACGATCACGACCACCGGCACCCCCGCCGCGCAGAACCTGAACGACACCAGCGACTTCCTCCTCGGCAGCCAGTCGGTGTCCTTCAGCACGAACGCCACCAACGCCGAGACCGACGCGTTCCGGCGAGACATCGCCGTCGACATGACCGGCAAGGGCTTCGTCTTCTTCGTCGAGTTCGGCAACCAGACCGCGGGCGTCAGCAAGATCGACGTACAGCTGCCGTCCGGCGACGGGAACTTCACCGGCATCATCTTCGGTGGCGCTGCCTACACCGCCGACCAGCAGTACCTCAAGGACGGGGAATGGGGCCGCTTCTTCGTCCCCTTCTCGCAGATCAGCGCAGGCTTCCGCGGCGGCTCCTCCGGCACCACGATGTCCCGCGCCGCCATCACCAGCATCCGGCTCCGCGTCTACAACCTCGCCGGCCAGCAGGTCCCCGCGAAGCTCAACGGCATCGGCACCTACCCGGAACCCGTCGCGACGTTCCCGAACGGTGTCGTCTCCTTCGTCTACGACGACAGCTACTCCTCGCAGTACGCCACCGCGCGTCCGCACCTCGACAAGTACGGCTACCGCGCCACCGCGTACCCGATCACCGGCCGCATCGACTCCGGCGCGAGCTACATGACGATGGCACAGCTGCGGAAGCTGCACGACCAGAACGGCTGGGAGATCGGCGCCCACGCCACCACCGACGCGATCCACGCGCTCGGCCTGACCGGCCTCTCGAGCACGGACCGCGCGATCGAGCTCAAGGCGCTCCGCGACTGGCAGATCGCGAACGGCTTCGCGGACTCCTCGTCCTACGCCTACCCGCGCGGCTCCTTCGACGCCGCCTCGATCAGCGAGGTCGGGAAGTACTGGGAAAGCGCCCGCACGACCTACGCCCACAGCGTCGAAATCGTCGGCACGCCCTACCCCTACCGGCTCCGCTCGTTCAACGTCGGCGGCTGGACCACCACCCAGCGCCGCACCATGGTCGACGTGGCGAAGCAGGGACGCGCCTGGACGATCTTCCTCATCCACGCGATCGTCTCAACCGTCACCGACTCGCAGAACGACATCCTCGTCGCCGACCACCAGGACCTCGTCGACTACGTCGCCTCGAGCGGTGTCCCTGTGCTGCCGGTCGGCGAGGTTATGCGCGCAGGCGTCCCGGTCTAGTAGCGCGGGTGCAGGGCCGGGATCACTCCAGGTCGTCGTTCGCGAGATGGCTGGCCATCGTCACGCACATCACGACCGTGATCGGTATCGCGAAGAGCAACACCCAGACGAACGGCGCCAGCGCTTCAGACTCCATGGCTACCAGTGTGACGGGATGCCGGATAAGTAACGCTGGCGCTTACGTAACTCAGGTGGGAGACTGTAAGCGTGACACTTACACCAGACGAGCGCGATGCGCTCGAAGACCGCAACACCGAACGACTCGATGATGCCCCGCGAGCAGCACACCGCCTCGAAGTCTCGCTGAGCCTGAAGCGCGGGTTGAACTACCACCTGCGGTGCCTAGGTGATCGCGAATCCCGCTGCCACCTCTGGCAGGAGGACGAAGCCGACCCGACCACGCTCCAGGAGCACGAGTACTGCGCTGCGGTCGACTGGTGGCACTACGACACACAGTCGTCGGTCGAGAGCTATGTCGGCCCCGACCGAGACAGCGTCGTCACCGGCGAGGTGAACCTGCTGATGTGGGGCGAAAACGGCATCGAGTGGGAGTACCTCGAGACACCGGAGGCCCGGCCGTGAAGCACGTCATCACGATCGAGATCGATGACGACTACGACGACCTCGACGAGATCAAGCAGCTGCTCGACGAGAACGCGTTCCTGTACGACGTCAAGACGCTCGCGTGAGGTACGAGCGCATCTGTCAGGTCCCGTCCTGCCAGACTCCCGTCGTCGAGGGGTTGGACTACTGCGCGCCTCACATGGCTCGTAGGCTCATCCAGGAGGCGGACGCGCTTCGCGCTCGTGCACGAGCGCTTGAGTCGATCCGGCGCGGCATCCGTCTCGGCCGCAAGCCACTGCGGTTGCGCGATCGGATCTTCTCGTCCGACGGCGGATCCGCGGAGGAACTCACGGCCGCCGAGACGAGCGAGCTCTATGCGTGGGCCGGCGACAAGATCGCCGAGGTCGAGGCTCACGCCGCTCGTCTCGATGCGACCGTGCACATCGATCGGCGAGCCGCGGAGTCGACCGAATCGTGAGCGTGCACGCTACGCATGTGCCTCGTCCTCGCGGTGAACTCGATCCGGCGGATCTCCGCGCGATTCGGAAGGCGCTCGCCAGCAGGGACAAGGCGGACCAGGCGGTGCGGGACGCGGTACTGACCGCGATGGACCACGGCGCCTCGTTCCGTGTCCTCGCCGAAGCGACCGGCATCGCCGGGACCACGATCCAGCGTTGGAAGAACGAACGCTGATCCGGTATCGTCAGCAGCACGCTGACGATAGAATCCCTGGTCAGCGGCGTTTTGTGCCGGACCAGTGACGCTGCTCAGTCCTCGATGCGCCTGATGTAGAGCAACTGCTCGCCCTCGTGGACCTGCGCCTCGAGCGCCGCCTTCGCGGCGTCGTAGGTGGCCGCCTCGGCTCCGGTCATCCGGGTACCGCCGTCAGCCACGCGGATCTGTCCCGAGAGCTTCACGAGGCGAGCCTACGAGCGCACATGCCGCTCGTACGCCCCGTGCGTGACCGACGCGTGCTGATGCCGCACCACTGACTGCTCGAGGAACCGCGCCCAGATCGCTTCCGCGGCCGCGTCACCGTTCGAAAACGGGCCGAGGTCCTCCTCGGCGCACCACGCCCGGAACTCGGGCCCCTGCCGGCGCACGACCCCGATCGGTGTCGACGGCTGCACGGGATACACGAGCTCCCACTCGGTCGGCTCGATTGTCCACGGACGCTCCCCCACGCCTGCGCACGGTACCCGCGCGCCATGACACCGCCCCATGAACGGAGCCCACATGAACAGCGCCCTCACGAAGTACGCGGCCGCCCTCATCCAGATCGCGATCGTCCTCGTCGCCGCACTCGCGCAGCTCACCGGCCGCGTGACACTCGTCGACGCCCTGCAGCTCATCGCGCTCGGCGCCAACGCGCTGCTGGTCTACCTCGTGCCCCTCTTCGGTGCAGCGATGCGCTCCGGCTGGAAGACCGGGGTCGCCGTGCTCGGCGCCCTGATCGCCGCCGGTATCCCCTTCGCGACCGTGCACCACATCACCGGCTCCCAGATCGCGGTCGTGCTCCTCGCCGGCCTGCAAGTCCTCGGTGCCCACATCGGTGTCCAGATCCGCAACGCTGCCACCAACGGGACGACGTCGGGCGAAACGCCTCAGCAAGCGGCCGTCGAACCGCCGACCGTCACGACGATCAACCGCGCCGTCAGCACGAACGGCGGCGAGTTCATCGGAGAGTCGGCCCGCTGATGCTGCCCTTCACTCTCGACGAGACCCGCACCCGCGAGCTCGCTCACGTCAACACGATCGGCCGGCCGAACGGCTGGTGGCCCGGGGGCGCCCTCACCAACGACTGCGTCGGCTACCAGACCACACAGCTCGGCCTCCGCACCGGCCGCGAGAGCCTCGCCTGGCTCGGCGCGCACCCGCACATGATCTCGATCGCCGCGTTCCGCGCGCACTACCAGTGGCCAGAGGTGCCCGCGCACACGATCCGGCCCGGTGACCTCGTCATCTCGAACTGGACCGGCCTCCGCCTCGACGGCGAGCTCGAGGCGGAACACATGGAGTGGGCGTACTCCGTCGCCGAGTCATCGCTGGTGATCATCGGCGCGAACACCGGCCCGGCACCGGGTACCCCGACACCCAACGGTGTCTGGCGGAAGATCCGGCCCATCAACGAGCACATCCTGTTCGGCATCCGTCCGCCGTACAAGGACGAGAAGCCTTCCTTGTCCCGCAAGCACGTTGTAAAGGTCGTCGCCGGCTACACGAACCGGCAGGACCTCGGCAGCATCCCGACGAGTACCGCGGCCGGTCCCGGGAAGGAGACCGGGATCGAGGGCCCGAACTACTGGCGCCGCGTCCAGACGTGGGCGCGGAAGCACGGCTACTACCCCCACGAGTTTGTCATCGACGGGATCCCGGGGAAGCAGTCCCGCATCGGCGAGGCTGCCGCGTACAAGGCGGCCACCGCGAAGAAGAAGTGACCGGCCGTGTCGTTCTGGTCCCAGCTGCTGCTGAACGCGATCGTCGGCGGCGCGCTCTCCACGATCGTCGGTGTCGTCGTCGGGTTCCTGTTCAAGCGGTGGCTCCGCTCGGTGTTCGAGCCGGAGCAGAAGGCGACGACCGCGGCCGCGAACAAGGCGGCGTCCAGCGCGGTCGAGGCGCGTGACGCGTCGCAGACCGCGGCGAAGCACGCGCTCGAGCTGAAGGAAGCGAACGGCCGGTTCGTCGCGATGCTGCCCGAACGGGAGGACGCGGTCGAGTACCTGAAGGAGACGAACAGTCGCCTCCTCGCGGAGCTCGTGATCCAGGCGTCGAAGCATCCGGAGGACTTCGACAGCCCGACCGCGCCCCGCTTCGAGCACCCGACCGCGGTACCGGAAGAGGTCTACGTGACCGGTCGGCACGCACTCCACGGTCGTGCCTGACCGGGGCGGCGATACGGTGCTCGCGCTGCTCGTCGGCGTCGTCGCCGTGTGCGTTGTGGTGCTCGTCGTGGTCGGTGTGATCGTGGCGTCCGCATGATCGTCCGCGACCCGAAGTCGGACCTGTTCATCGCGATCTGCACGGGGTGCGGGATGCGTGAGCACATCGACTCGGACACCGGGTTCGGTGCCGCGTCGCTCGCGTCCGGCGCCGGCTGGTCGCTCGGCTTGCGGGACCTGTGCCGCGACTGTCGTCCCTCGGAGGACGCCGGGCGCAAGGTGCGGCGTGCCCGCAGTTCTGCCTGATCGGGAGACACTTCCCTGGTCCCCCGGCAGGCGTACTGCCTCCGGCCGCTCGTAGATGGATCTGGGGGGATCAACGAGCGGCCGGGAGGCGATGCACGGGCGGAGGAAACCCGCTCCCAGTGTCCCCCAAGGTGGGCACAGTCCGGTACCCCCAGTCTCTGATTCGTTCGCGCCGCGGGAGCGTGAACTACTGCAGCCCTGCTGCGCTCGACGTCGAGCGCAGCAGGGCTGCTTTCGTCATGTCCGGACGAGAGCGAGGAAGTCCCGGTGGAGGGCTCGCAGGTTCTCGACGTCGAATTCGTCCCAGCCGTGACGGGCGGCCAGCTCGCCCATGGCGTCCTCGTCGGGAGAATCGTCGTCGTCCCAGCCGACGATGATTCCCCAGAGCCAGGCATCGACCTTCTGCGCGCCCCAGTCCCGGCTGTTGAAGATGAGGGCGTTGCGGAGCGCCTCGACCGCGCTCTCCGTGGTTCGCCATGTCTTGCTCACCGCACGTACCGCTCGAGCGCGCGCCGGACGACGTCGGTGAGCGTCTCGCCTTTCTCGGCGGCCTTGACCTGGGCGGCTCTGTAGAGGTCCTCGGGGATCCGGAACGACTTCATCGGCGTGCGGGGCGCGTTCGGGGACACGCGGCCCATCGTCCCACGTGTCATTACAGGTCGACCTGCTCGATCCACTCGACCTTGAGTCGCACTGCGAACGGCAGGCCCTCGTCGGTCTTCCCGTACAGCTCGATGGCGTCCGTCTCGCCGGCGATGTCCGACTCGGTGATCTCGAAGGGACCACGCCAGTCCCATCCGATGGGGACGGCCTTGATGATGTCGAGCGGCGTCGGCAGCTTGCGCGCCCGCATCTGTGCGTAGGTCCGCACGAGTTTGAGGTGGCTCTCGCGGCCTTCCATGCCACCAGCTCCGCGGTCCGGCTGCGACAGCGAATACACAGGCTCGCCGACCTGCTCGACAGCGTCGTCGTAGGCGAACTCGACGACGTAGAGCTGTCCCTCGCGAAGGTCGAAGTCGGGCCCGATGGCACGCACCTCGTCGCCCTCGTGGAACTTGAACTGCGCCTCTGGTGTCATGACACCAGAATAGGGAGGTGTCATGACACTGCGCAAGAGCGAACACTGGGTGTCATGACACAGGCACAGATCCGCGAGGCCCTCGCTGAGGCGCAGATCGTCCTCGCCGCCATCACCGAACTCGGTGAGCGCATCGCCGCAGGCGCCGTCGACGACGGGACCCGCGACGAGCTCGCAACCGACCTCTACTTCGGGGCCGCACGCCTCGCTGCGTTCGCGGGCCAGGTGGCGGCATGAGCACCGCGACCTCGTCCCTAGAGTTCCTCCTCGCCCGTGCCGCGGTCCGCTCCGACGCGGTCATGCACATCGTGTCCCGCCGCGACAGCGGCCTCCTCAACCCGATCTGCGCCGCGCACCCGATCCGGTCCCAGAAGATCGACGAGTGGGCCACGGTCCCCGCCGACCTCTCCGCACTCTGCTCGGACTGCGCCGCGATCGCCGCCGGCATCAAGGGCGTGCCCTCCGTCGAGGTCGGCATCGCCGTGTTCCTCGGCGGCGACACCGACGGCGCACCCGTCTCACTGCTCACCGAGGTACCGATCACCTCGATCGACCTCGCGCCGGCACACGCACGCCGCACCCCCGGTGACGTCGACGACCTCATCGCATCCGTCACCGAGCGCGGTGTCGTCACCCCCGTGCTGCTGCGCCGGGTCGGCGGCCGGTTCGAGGTCATCGACGGCGCCCGCCGCCTCTACGCCGCACACAAGGCCGGCCGCACCACCGTGCCTGCCATCGTCCGCGACACCACCGACAGCGACGCGCTCCTCGACGCCCTCACCGCGAACCTGCACCGCACCGACCTGAACCCGATCGACCAGGCCCACGCCTACCAGCACGCGATCGTCACGCTCGGGCTGCAGTCGAAGGCGGAGCTCGGGCGGCTGCTCGGGATCTCGCGGGAGAAGGTGTCGAACACGATCCGCCTCCTCGACCTCCCCGCGGAGGAGCAGGACGCGATCGCGCGTGGCGAGCTCACGGTCGAGGCGGGCCGGAAGCTGCTCGCCGCCCCCAAGGCGCCGGCCGAGGATCTGCCTGACGTGGCCGGGCTGCTCGCGGAGCTGCTCGCCGCGAAGGTCGCCGTCACTTCCCGCGGGGGCAAGACGCGGATCGTCATCGCCGTCGCAGACGCTGAGGCGGAGCGGATCCTCGGGCGGCTCAGCGCCGCGGCCTGAGCTACTTAGCGGAACGCACGTGCCACTTAGCGAGCGTCGGTGGTTTCAAGTACGTTTCGAGTAGGTCCTGGAGCAGCGCCGGCTAGTCGTCGCGAAGAGCGGGGACCAGAGACGTTCAGCGTCTCGACTCCTGATGGCCCGGCCGGGAATGCTCAGCCGGGCCATCAGTGTGCGAGGACGCTCAGGGGCGCTTGCGCTGCCTCATCGAGCGCACTACGCCGGCGATCACCACGCCGACCACGAAGGCCGAGGCGATGATGCCGAAGCCCACCGCCGGCAGGAGCAGTGCGAGCAGGGTCCCGGCCACGATCGCGCCGGCAACAATGAACACCTCGACGGGCGCGAGCGGCGGCACGGGCCGCCTGCGGCTATGACTGTCGGGAGAGTAGGACACGGGTCCGACACGGATACTGCTCCGTAGGCCGCTCCTGCCGACCGAGACCCGGAACGGGCCGAGCCCGCCTCCGATGCGAAGACCCATCAGCGGACTGACTCGCGGCTGACCATGGCGGCAGCATGCCCTAACTTGTGCGCATTCATCAGGCGACGCTCTCGAAGCCGGTCGCAGTCGCGTCCGCAACAGCCCGCAACGCGGCCTCGTCGACGTGCAGGTACCGCTGGGTCGTCGCGATGCTCGCGTGCCCGAGGAGCTCCTGCACGGCCCGCAGGTCGCGGGTTGCCCGGTAGGCGGCGGTGGCGCCGGCATGACGGAGGCTGTGCGGGTTCCAGCCGGTGCGCGCCTGGATCGTGTGGTGGATCACGTCGGCGGACAGGTGACCGCCGTTCCCGTCTGGGAAGTAGTAGTCCCCGGGGTTGACGCGCTCGAGCTCGAGGAGGGCGTCCATCAGCATCGGGTTGATCGGCACGCGTCGCTGCTTCTCGCCCTTGCCGAGTACGCGGAGGTGACCGTGGTCGCGGTGCCGACTGTGCAGGGTGGCGATCTCGTTGCGCCGGAGGCAGCCGAAGCGGGCTAGCAGGATGATCGCCCGGTCGCGGGTGCTGGCGCCCAGCAGTGCGAGCTGGATGTCGGCGTCGACTGCCACACGGGGCACCGTCATCGTCTTGCGGACGGGCGCGAGCCGGGCAGAGGGGTCGCGGGGGATGTACTCCTCTTCGAATGCCCAGGCGTAGAACAGCCGCAGTGCGGTGCGGATGGATGCCCGGGTCTCGGCCTTGTGAGTGAGCCGGCGGGCGGCGAGGAAGCCTTCGAGCTCGACGCGACCGACAGCGAGGAGGTCGCTGTGTTCGGCAGCGAACTGCCGGAGATAGACGAGGCGGAGGCGGACGGTTCCTGCGCTGCGTCCTGCAGCGAGGAGATGGTTCGAGAACTGTTCGAGGAGAACGTCGGTGTTCATAAGTGTGGGTAGCCGTTCGACAGGCCCGTGCCGGGTAGCACGGGAGAGATGGACTCGCCGCAACTGACAGCGAGAGGAACATACGTTCGAAACTGGACGCGCAAACCGACCTCCCTAGGTTTCCCTAGGCAAGGGTGCTCGCGAGTGCAGATTCAGGCGGCTGCGACACCACTTTCTGCATGTTGCGAGAGTTGTAACCACCGTGTTACAGGCAGCACTCCGTTGCCCGTCTCCGGGGAGGCGTCCGAGTGCTCGCCACCGTCAGGCCCATAAGGGGTCTGCGGTAGTTCACCTGTTCGAATCCAGTCGACGTCGACGCCTGTGGCGAGGGCCCAGGCGTTGAGCACAATGGCTCGCATCTTGTCGGCCGGCGTCTTCTCGAGCTCGTAGTTCGTGACGGTGCCTCGGGAGACACCGATGAGGTCGGCGAAGCGTGCAGCGTCCATCTCGGGGCCCAGCTGGGTGCGGGCGAGGCGCAGGCGCCATCCGATGGTGAACTGCGGGTAACGCCGATCATGGGTATTGATCGTCATGTGCACAAGCTAGAGCGCTTGCGCACTCCTGCGCAAGTCAACGCTCTGCCGTGACCCCGAGATGCCCGCAGCAGCACCAGAAGACTTCGTGCAAGGCAGGCACTTCTCGCGGGCGACTGCAAGCGCTGTGGCGCTCAAGCCCACAGTTCCAGCAGCTTCGGTTTCCTCGACTTGATGAGTTCATCGCTGGTCCGTCGCCCCGAGGAGCAGGGCTCCGATTGCCACATCAAGCGCGAGAGCAGATCGCCGGACCTCAGAGCTAGACGCATGCTCGACCGCGCGACGGAGAGCCCACTGCATGATGCGGGCCTCCTCCCGAGTGAAGGAAAGACAGATTCTTTCCATCAGACGTCGCACTCCAGACCAGCATCGGGGTGCAGTCGGAGGGTGACACGGCCGTCTTGATCCGCAGCTCCATCAGTGGTGCCGACGTACTCGAGGCGAACGATGACGTTTCGATCCAGGCGGACGAGATCGCCCGGTTGCAGTCGCATGCGGTCTCTCCCGAACTCGGCTGTCGACAGGTTGAAGATGTTCCTCACGCGTCACCTCGGGACTGCAGCGCTTCCCAGATCTTCTCGACGATGCGGTTGGCGCCGACAGGGCGGGGTCCGAACACCCGGCTCATGTGGTCCTCACCAACCAGGACGTCGACGACGCGCCCGAGAGTCGCCTCGGCTCGCTCCGCTCGAAGCGCCCACTGCACAACGAGCGCCTGCTCCGGGGTGAGGTCGGGCGGAACCGGATGGGTCATGCGACGTTTTCCCCGGTCCCCTCAGTGACTTCTCCGCCACGAGTACTGTCCGCGGCCCCAAGCGCCCCGGCTCTACGTGCTTCGAGCACCCACCGCGACGCAGTTGTGTAGAGCAAGTCAAAGTGCTGAGCGACGGCTTTCGTTGGAGCGAAACCGTCCCCAACAGCAGCCCGATAGACCTCAGCCACTTCTTGGAGCAGAGCAGGAGTGATGCGTCGCCAGGGGGAACGCGGGGTTGCCACCTTGGGCGCCTGTGACAGGACTTCCTTGAGCAGACGGCGGACTTCCTGTTCTTGCGCGATGCTGAGCGCTCCGGGGGCCTGTCGTGGCTCAGGCAGCGGCCCAAGCATGTCCAGTAGGGGCTGACCAAATACGGTCGCAAAGCCGACTGCCTCGTCGAGGTCAATACGCCTTTGCCGTCCAGAGCCGGCGGACGCTTCGATCTTCGAGATCGCTGCCTGGTCGACTGCATAGCCGGCCGCGATCATCCGTCGAGAGAGCTCGGCCTGAGACCACCCCAGCCTCACCCGTTCGTCCTTCACTCGGTCCGCGAAATGCTGCGCTGCTGTCATGAGCACTATCGTTGCGCACCTGCTCAAACTTGTGCAAGTGGTGCGTCCCTCTTGCTGGGACTACGCACCTGCTCTACGTTGTGCATGTGAGCAATGCTGACCTCGTGACCACCGCCGAGGCGGTACAGATCACCGGTCGAACCAGGTGGTCGCTGTACCGCCTCGTGAAGCAAGGCCGCCTCCCCGTGGCCATGAAGCTCCCCGCAGCGACCGGTGCCTACATGTTCGACCGGGCCGACGTCGAAGCTCTCCGCAAGGAGATCGCCGCGTGAACGCGCTCCGCAGCTCCGCCGCTCGAGCCCAAGCCCAGCGCATCTGGGACGACCTCGAAATCGACGGCGGCGTCTACTTCATCCGGTTCGGCAGCGACGGCCCCATCAAGATCGGCTACGCCACCGACACGGTCAGCCGGCTTCACTCGCTCCAGACCGGATCGCCCGTGCAGCTGCACCTCATCGGTCACGTAGTCGGGACGATCAAGGACGAACGCAAGCTGCACGCCCGCTTCGCCCACCTCCGCATTCGTGGCGAGTGGTTCGAGCCCGCCGCCGACCTACTCGCTCACATCGACGAGGTGCTGCGCGCTCCAGTCAGAGTCGCGTCATGAGCGCCTACTTCTGCCCGACCTGCGGCACCTACCACGGCGTTCCCGTTGTCGCTCACCTCTCCCCAGGAGAGCTGGTTCTTCCCATGCCGATTGTCGGGCGATCCATCACCCCAGGCGAACTCGCGGCCGCCGTGAACGAGATCGCCCGCCGCAACGCCAGCGGCGACATCCACTACTGACCACCGCACCACCGCGGGAAAGGAAAGGGCCCGGCGCTGTGAACGCCGGGCCCACTACGGAAGGAAGCCACCCGAATGGCCCTCACGAGTCAGATCAAGTCTCCCGCAACCGGGAGCATCAGCACCACCCCGAACACGCCCGACCGTGCCCCGTACCTCGCCGAACTCGCGGCCTGGTTCTGGAACGACTTCGAGGTCCCCGTCACCGGGAAGCACCTCGTCGCCATCATCGGCGCGATCACGGCCGGCATCGGTCTCGTCGCCGGCGTCATCGCAGCAGGTGTTCTGTGAACGGGTTCATCGACATCACGGTCCACGGGCTCGAGACCGAGTACACGGCCCGCTGCCAGTGCGGGTGGACTGGCACCGAGTCCGCGACCGTCGAGTGGGCGGAGTTCGACTTCCGTGGCCACCTCGCCAAGGCACACACCGAGGAGGTCGCCGCGTGAGCGCGATCGACCGTGTAGTTGGGCTCATCCGAGATGAGCTGGCAAGTGCGCAACTCATCGTGCAGATGGGATCGAACCCGCGTTTGGCGCCGTTTGAGCGAGCGAAGACCTACGCGGACGCGTGCAGGGCGTACGACGCCCTGTTCGAGCGCATCTGCAACGAACTGCAGATTCCCGCGGGTCTCAACGCCAGCCTCTACATCTGGCCCGGACCCGACGAAGACGGTTCCGCATGACCGAGGCGGAGCGTCTCCGTCTCGCGGGCGAGTACCGCCGCGCGTACACCGAGACCGACCTCATCGCCCGCGTCGGGTTCAACACCCTCGCGGACCTCCGCCGGCAAGGCGTCGACCCGTCCCTCATCGTGCCCGCCCTCTACGCGCACATGGACCAGTTCCACGCCGCCGTCGAGGTCGAACGCGCCGCCTTCGCGGCCATGGAAGCAGCAAGGAACAACGCATGAGCCAGCACATCGACACCCGCGAGGGGTGGCGCGAGATCAACGTGCGCGGCGAGGAGGCGTCGATCTACGCCGTTTATCAGCTCGCCGAGTACGACAAGGAGACCGGCAACCTCAAGCGTGCGTGGGTCCGCGAGTCCCCGGTACCGCCGCTGCCGACCGAGCCGTACACCGTCGTCCGCGTCACGCGCTGCGACGAAGAGCCGACGCTTGTAGGAGCGGTACTGCACCTCGATCCGAAGGACGACCGATATCCCTGGGTCGGTGAAGGCGATGCTTGGCCAGCTGACACGATCCAGGGATTCGAGGTCCTGTCGGAGCCGCGCACGGTCACCGCGATGGCCATGTCGACATGGTTCCGCGACGAGTACGGCAGCACGGTTGTCGCAGACGTCATCGCGCGCGTGTTCGGGGCGACATCGTGACCACGGACGGTTGGATCCTCGTCGAGTACCGGGCAGGCTCCGCGAACCCGCAACTCTCCGGCCAGACCGTCTTCAACGACGTCGAGGCCGCCGAGGACGCACGCCGCGAGAAGCAGCGCGACAAGCTCGAGCAGCACCTCCAGCACCGCGTCGCCGTCGCACGCCTCGAGGTCCTCCCATGAGCGCCGCGAGTGAGCTACAGGCGGCCCTCGGCCAGGCGGGGTATCGCCAGCACGAAGCAGACGCACTGCTGCTGCGCTACAGCGAAGAGATCCGCCCCGCCCCAGTTGCCGCGGCAGAGGCTGCGCCGGCGCCCAGGCTTGCCCGTTACGTCACCCGAGTTCACGCCACCAACCGCCACGCGGGCTATGGCGTCCCGGTTGATGTCCTCGCGGCATCCAGGGAGGCAGCGGTCACCCGAGCGATCGACCTCGGATGGAACGGCCGCCGTGACGACGCGGTGGTCACCATCGACCGCATCGAGGACCTGCCGTGACCGCGATCGGTGAGCTCCTCGGCCTCGGCGCACCCGCCGACCAGGAACGCATCCGCGCCGACCTCGACCTCATCCGCCGGCACGGCCTCGACGCACTCCGCACCCGCATCCACGGTGCAGCCGTCCCCGCCGACCTCTACATCGCCGTCATCGCGCAACTCGCGTACCGGCACCCCCGACACGAGCCCTCCGCAGAAGAGCAGCTCGCACGACTCGAAGCCGCCGACGAACGGCGACAGATCTCCCGAGGAGGGAACCGATGACCGACCAGAAGGCCGGAACCGACCTCGTGTTCGCACGAGCCACCCTGCAAGACCGCGTCCGGTGGGCGAACGAGATCGCCAACGCCGGCGACCTCGTCCCCCGCGGCTTCCGTGACGGGAACCGCGCGAACCCCGCCAAGGTGCTCCTCGCCGCCGAGACCGGCGCGATGCTCGGCATCCACCCCATCGCCGCCCTCCAAGGCATCCACGTCATCGAGGGGAAGCCGACGATCTCCGCCGGCCTCATGTCCGCCCTCGTCCGCCGTGCCGGCCACAAGCTCCGCGTCACCACCCGCGGGTCCGTGAAGGACGGCACCTTCGAAGCGATCGCGGAACTCATCCGCTTCGACGACCCCGACTTCGTCTACCGATCCGTCTGGAACGCCGAACGCGCGAATCGGGCCGGGCTCGACAAGAAGGACGTGTGGACGAAGTACTTCGAGTCGATGTGCAAGTCCCGCGCCATCTCCGAGGTCACGAAGGAAGGCGCCGAGGACGTCCTCATGGGCGGCGTGTACACGCCCGAAGAGTTCGACGTCCCCGTCGACGAGCACGGCGAAGTCATCGAGGACGCCGAGATCGTCCCCGAGGTCATCGTCGAGGAGCTGACGGACCGGTGGCGGAACCTGATCGTCGACGCGACGACCCTCGACGAGCTCGCGTCCCTGTGGGACACCGGGAAGAACGACCGAGTCCTCGGACTCCCGATCGACGGTCGCCCCCTCGGCGACCACCTCCGCGAGAAGAAGGCCCGCCTCCTCGAACTGCAAGCCCAGGAGGAGGCGGAGACGCCCGCTGAGGAGCCCGTGATCGCTCTCGCGACCGGTGACACGGCCGAGCCCGTCTACGAGGACGAGGTGCCGTTCTGATGCCCACAGACGACGAGATCCTCCGCCAGCCGGCCCGCCTCGAAACCACCGAGGACCGGGTGTGGTTCCGCACCGGCAACGAGACGTTCCCCGCGTTCGTGTTCGTCATCTGGGACGGCGGCGACCGCGTCGCGGTCACCGTCGCGTCCCACTCGAACCCGGACGGCGCCAGCGGCCTCATCACCATCGACGACACCCGACGCATGCACGAGGCGCTTGGACTCATCCTCGACCACGCAGAGGCCCCCTCATGACCCGGCAGCTGAAGGTCCTCGGCGCCGGCCTCGACAAGGGGCGCGTGTTCGTGTCCGTCGAACACCCCGACAAGGGCGGACCAGCCGTCCGCTACTACGTCGACCCCGTCCAGGCCCTCACCCTCATCCGCACCCTCGCAGCCGCCCTCGAGCACGCCCAGAAGGAGGCGCCCTGATGGAACCGACCGAATGGCAGCGACAGGCGCTGTCGAGCCACATCGGGCGCGCACGAGCCCGCTACGGGATCTCTGCGCCGCCATGGCGCGATGGGTACCCGTGGGCGACGTACTGGGCGGAGGAGACGCGGCCCGGCCGCGGACACGACCTCACGGCGGTCTTCCTCGACGGCGAGCACGTCCTCACGATTCAACTCGACGTGTACGGGAACGGCGGCGGGATCGCGATCGGCGTCGTCGAGTGGACGCACGCGGACGCCGACGAGGACTGCGACTGCATGTGGTGCCGCGCGGAGAGGGAGGTGTCCTGATGGCCAGGATCCGCACGATCAAACCCGACTTCTGGACCGACGGCACCATGATCGGCCTCTCCCCCTGGGCGCGGCTGTTCTACGTCGGCACCTGGAACTTCGCCCTCTGCGATCACGGGCACCTCCCCGACGACGCACTCGGCCTGAAGCTCAAGATCCTCCCCGCCGACAACGTCGACGCCCAGGCGCTCCTCGACGAGCTCATGACCTCCGGCCGCATCGTCCGCCTCCGCCTCCCCGACGGCCGCACCTTCCTCCACATCGTCCGCCTCGACGAGCACCAGAAGATCGACAACCGGTGGCAGTCACGGTGCCCCGTCTGCACCTACCTCGCCGAAACTCACGCGAGTTCTGATGAGACTCACCGCGACTCGCCGGAACTCAAGATCCCTCACCTGGGAGGGGAAGGGAAGGGAAAGGAAAGTAAAGGAGGGGAAGGGGCCCCGGCGATGAACGCCGAGGCCGAACCCCCCACCCGCTGCTCCATCCACCTCAACTCCACCAACCCGCCGGCCTGCGGACACTGCAAGGACGCCCGAGTCGCCCACGAGGCTTGGCAGAAGGCCCACACCCCTCCGGTCCCGGAGAAGACCGGAGCCTGGCGCCCAGGCCTCTGCAGAGAGCACCTGCAAGTCGCCGAGACGTGCGAGATGTGCGCCCGCGAAGCCCGCGAACACGGCGAGGTCATCCACGGCCGGTTCGGGGGTGCCGCATGAGCGGGCACGACACATGGCCGGACGCCATCGAGTGGGTCGCACTGCTCGCGGCCATCGCCTACATCTGGGGCCTCTACATCAACCGCGGAGGCCGCAAGTGAGCCTCCGACGCGGCACCCCGAAGCCGCCCAAGCCCCTCTGGGACGAGCTCACCGCCGCCCACGAAGCCCGCGACGAAACCCGCGTGCAAGTCGCAGAAGAACACATCCGAGCCTGGGCCGTCACCAACGGCTACGAACACCCCCAAGGCCGCCCAGCACGCGCAGACGAGGCCGCACGATGATCCACGACGACCACCTCGCCGCCCACCTCGAAAACGAACTCCCCCGACCCCTCACCACCGCCCAAGTCAACGCACGCGTCGACACCGCCATCGACGAACTCCTCCGCCTCCGCGCCAACGTGAGGACGCTGGCGACCACCGTCGGATTCCTCCTCGCACTCGTCCTCGGCCAATTCGGATACGCCCTCTGGGGCCACCGATGAGCCACGAACGTTCAACCTCGAAACCGCCACGCGGGGACCAGTCCAGTGCTCCCGCGCGCACGCGCCTGCTCGACGGGGTGCGGCTGTTGGCGTGGCTGGATGAGCATGCCGGGTCGGGGTCGTTGGTGCGTCGTGCGGTGTACGAGGGTGCTGCGGCCCGGGTTCGGCGTGGGGACTTCGACGCCACCGAGGCGACCCGGTGAGCGACTACGAGCCAGCCGACAGCCTGGAGCGCCTTCTGCGCATCAGGGAACTGCGAGGGATTCGCAGCCGGCGCGCGAACGAGCATGAGTGGGTCACGGCGTACGACGTCGACGGGTCGTACCGCGAGTGTGCTCGTTGTGGCGCGATCGCTTCTGAGCCCTACGAGGAAGAAGCCGCGGACAACGAAGGGTGCCCCTCGTGAGCGCGGACGTGGCGCTGTTCGAGCTCGAGGCGCCTGTCGAGGACCGCTGGTGGGAGCGCGTTGTCCGTCAGCACGTCATCCACTCGACCGATGTCGACCGCCGCTACTACTGCGGCGCCGACGAGTACGGGTACCTCGAGGGTGCTCCTGAGCGGCGGGATGCCTGGCTGTGGCACTGCTGCACCCAGCCGGTAGGCCACATCGGGCTGCACGTGTGTGACCGCTGCGACCAGACCTGGGACGGTCCCGCGGCGCATCACCTCACGACTGCTGCGGAGGCCGCCTCGTGACCCCGTTGGAGCGGCTCCGTGCGGCGCAGCACCTGGAGGTGCGGACGGTGGCGGATGAGCGTCTGGAGGCGTTCCTCGCGGAGATATCCCCAGCCTGTGCACAACTCGACCTGATGCCGGCCACCGACATCGAACTCCGCCACCTCACACACGCAAGGAGAACCGCATGAAGTACCGCAAGAAGCCCGTCGTGATCGAGGCCATCCAGTTCCTCGGCGACGAGAACGTGAATGCCGTTGCCAAATTCGTTGGCGATCCCGACGAGTACGGGAAGGCAGACTTCTACGACATCGAGACGCTCGAAGGCACGATGACCGCGCGGCCCGGCGATTGGATCATTCGCGGCGTGCAGGGCGAGTTCTACCCCTGCAAGCCGGACATCTTCGAGGCGACGTACGAAGCGGTCGAGGCATGACCGCCGCACTGATCAGTTCTCACGACGCCGAGGAGCAGCTGCGTCCCGCTCTCGGCGCCTTGTTCGAGGCGACGGATGCCCGTCTCGCGAAGCCCGGCGGCGAGGGCGAGGAGTACGCACTCCTGCTCGCCCAACTGCGGGCCACGAACGCGGTCCTCGACCGGGCGCTCGAGCTCCTCGGAGTGCAGCGGTGACCGACGTGCAGGTCGCGTTCTACCCGGCGACCGCCCGCCGGCACCTGCCCGCGGAGACCCTCGCCCACATCGACCAGCTCACGCAGGAGCTCGCCGAACTCGGCCCCGACTGGCTCCTCCAAGCCTTCTGGGGCGACCGCCGCGACGGGATCAACCAGATCACCGCCGAACCAGCCACCACCAAGGAGCACGCATGACCGACACCACCGCCCCGCGCCCCCTCAAGGTCTTCACCTGCTACGACCCCACCGGCCGCACCGCGTTCTGCTACGGCCTCGTCGAGGACACCGACGAGACCCGCCGCGAGCACCGCGCCTGGCACCGCCACGAGGAAGCCGTGAAGCGTGGCCTCCGCGGTGCGATCACGGAACGCGACGACACGATCGCGTCGCTGCGGCAGGAAGTCGCGGACCTCCGCGGCGACGTGAAGGGCATCGAACTCCCCGAGGCGGTCCTCGGTATCGAGATCAACCGTGACGGGTACACGGAGGACGACGACCTCGACGAGGACGACGACGAGCCGGAGGATGCGGTGGAGCGGGCGCGTGCGGACGCTGAGGCCGCGTTCACGACCTCGGACGCCCCGACACCCCAGGTGGACCCGTCCGGGCTGTACACGCCCGCAGGGAGCGGCAACTACGGCGCATCCGGGACCGTGTTTTGAACGCGTCGAACTGGTGGGGCGTCGCATACGGCGTCGGCGCGATCCTCCTGCTCACCACCGCCGGGGTCGTCGTCGCCGCGTTCTCCTGGATGCGCACCGCCGACGTCGCCGACCCTCGCGCCTGGACGGGTGAGCTCGGCGGCCTCGACGACGACCCGTCCCTCGTCGACGAGGTGGAGGAGTTCCTCCACGACCTCAACCACCAAGGCGACCGATGAGCGACGACCCCGAAGTGCCCGACGCGTACGACCCCGACAGCGAATGCGGGGCGTGGCGGAAGCGGCCGCCCGTGATCGGGGCGCCCGTGCATCACCACGTGTGCCGGAGGTTCCCCGAACACGAACCGCCGCACGTCTGCCACTCCTGCGGCGCCACCTGGACCCGCACCACCGCCACGGAGACCGCCGCATGAGCCCGGAACCGCTTTCGATCCCCTGCCCGCTCTGTCCCGTCGTCATGACGGTGCCCTACACGCTGTCGCCCGGCCTTCAGAAGGTGGGCGGGGAGAAGCGGCACTTCGTCATGACCTTCGACGACACCGACATGCGAGAGCACCTCGCGACACATCAGCCAGGTCCAGACGGTCCTGGCCGGCCGGTCGAGGCTGCGGCGTGATCCGACTCCTGTGCCTGCTCGGCATCCACCGCACCATCTGGCAGCCACGAAACGAGTACGCCGTCGATGACCTCGACGGACACGTCGCCGCCTGGACAGTCCAGGTCCGCACCTGCCGCGACTGCGGACACCTCGTCGGCAGGACGCACCGTGACTAGGGCCCAGTGGGTGCTCCTCGCCGCCACCACCGCCCCTGTGCTCGCTGGTGCGGTGCTCGTGTCCGCGACGTTCGGGCCTGCCGGCGCGGTCGCGTACGCCGCGCTTCTCACCGCTGGGGTGAACACGCCCCGCCTCTTCCGCAACCGACAGGACCACCGATGAGCCACACCACGATCTGCATCACGAACGTCCTCCCGAACATCGCCTCCTGCACCTACCGGGGTGAGCACCTCCTCGGCTGCAACTCGGTCCGCGCGGACGGGCAGGCGTGCACCGGGTGCGACCCGAAGCCCGCCACCCGCGGGGAGGTGTGCGAGTCGTGCTTCACCCGCATCGACCACGCGATCGGTCTCGCGGACACGCTCCGCGCCCGCCTCAACGGCGTCGACTCCGCCGTCACCTCCGACAACGGCAGCAGCGTCGCCGGGCCGCGGCTCCCCCACACGGCATGGCAGCTCGACCTCGACGCGATCGACCGGTGGCAGCAAGGCCACACCGACCCGACGACGTGGGTGCAGACCGAGGAAGGCGCCCGGGAAGCGGTGTACTTCGCGCAGGCCGTGCACCGCGCTGACAAGGCCCACCCGACGGTGGAGGTGGAGCGGAAGTTGCGGCGCCTCCGCTGCCCCGCCTGCTCCCGGCTGACGGCGACGTGGCAGCCGCCGGACTGGTACGGGGACGACGTCACGATCGCGTGCATCGCCGCGGACTGCGGGTGGCAGGCGACGAACCCCGACGCGATCGACATCGTCACCGCCATCGAAACCACCAGGGGTGCCGCATGAGTGCCAAGGGCACCTTCAAGACAGCGGGCGAGGCTCGGACCTACGCCGCGATCAACGGGATCGACTTCGACAACCAGGACGACTACTGCGACGTGTGCGAGGCGTTCCACGTCGGCCTCGACCACGACGCGGCGGTACCGGAGCAGTGCGGGTCGCTGTCGCTCCAGGGCTTCAACACGGTGCTCGAGTGCAAGCGGGCACCGCACGACGACGACCTGCACGACAACGGCGTCAGCTCGTGGCTGGAGGGCGCGTGAAGTGGATCACGGTGCCGGAGGCGATGAACCTCGTCGGCCGCTCCCGCACCCAGATCTACGACTGGGTCGCCCGCGGCCGGCTCCGCACCGCCCGCACAGCGGACAACACGTTGGTCATCGACGCCATGCACCTCCTCGAGGTCGAGCCGACGGTGCGGCGTGGAAGGAGGCCCGGGTCAGCACGCCCGAAAGCGCGGAAGGGCGTGTCTGGCTTGAATTAATTCCGGATTCTCCGGACGATTCATCTCGACGGTCGAGAAGTCCGCGCAACCGCCACTCTGCAAGCGCACCCCGACCCACCCCCACCACTCTCCCGACGCTCGTCCCCGGCGTCCCCTGATCCGCGGCCAGGCGCCCGGGGACGGAGTCACCAATGCCCGCGCCCCGAGCGTTCAACCAGACCGCCCGCAAACGGGCACGCGAGCTGTACGACACCGGCCACGGCTGCAACGCGATCGCGAAGCAACTCGGCTACTCGCCCGCCACGATCTCGAAGTGGGCGAAGGACACCGGGATCCGGTTCGACCGGTCCCAGACCGACCTCGCGACCCGCGCACACACCATCGACCTCCGCGCCGACGCGCTCCTCCTCGCACAGAAGGCGATGGTCGCCGCCCACGACGCCGTCGACCGGCTCGACGGGCAGTACACGCTCCGCGAACTCGGCCGCGCCGAGGGCAAGGACGCCGGCGACGAGTGGCACGAGCTCACCATCGACGAAGCCCCGATCGACGTCGTCCGCAACGCGATGGTCGTCGCGGGCATCGCGATCGACAAGGCCCTGAAGGTGTCCGCCGCACTCGATGAGGGCGAGGACCTCCCCGCGGTCGACGCGTGGCTGAACCACATGGTCGGCGACGACGAGAAGGCCGCCTGATGGTCGCCGCTACCCGGGTCGGCCCGAAGTACCGGCGGGCCGTGAAGCTCTCCACCGCCCGCATCAACGCCTACGAAGGCTCCGTCCGGGCGGCGAAGACGTTCACGTCGCTGCTCGACTGGCTGCACTTCATCCGGGTCGCCCCACCCGGTGCGCTGCTGATGGTCGGTCGCACCGAACGGACCGTGTGGCGCAACCTCATCGAACCCCTCCGCGACCTCCTCGGCGCGAAGCGGGTCAAGATCAACCGGGGCGAGGGCACCGCCCGCATCTGCGGCCGCCTCGTGTACGTCGTTGGCGCGAACAACGAGCAGGCGACGACAAAGATCCAGGGCCTCACCCTGATCGGCGCGTACGTCGACGAGGCCGCGACGCTGCCCGAGTCGTTCTTCAACATGCTCTACTCGCGGCTCTCCCTCGCCGGCGCCCAACTGTGGCTGACGACGAACCCGGACGGGCCCGCGCACTGGCTGCTCGTGAAGTGGCTGTCGAACTGGAAGCTGTGGCTCGACCGCGACGGGAACCTCCGCCAGCGTGACGTCCTCGACGAGGACGGCAACGAGACCGGCGTCATCGACCTGCACCGGTTCACGTTCACGATCGACGACAACACCACCCTCGATCCCGACTACGTCGCGTCCCTGAAGCGGTCCTACACGGGCCTCTGGTACCGGCGGTTCATCGGCGCCGAGTGGGTCGCCGCGGACGGTGCCGTGTACGACGGGTGGGACCCCGCCAAGCACGTCATCGCCCACGCCGAGTTGCCGAAGATGCGGCAGGTCCTCGCGCTCGGCCTCGACCACGGCATGACGAACGCGACCGCCGGGATCCTCCTCGGCCTCGCTGACGACTTCGACGACTTCGGCCGCCGGGTCGGGTCGAAGCTCTACGCGATCGACGAGTTCTGGGTGCGGAAACCGAAGGACACCGCCGGCCTGACCGTCGCGGAGCAGTCCGCGGCGCTCCAGGAGTGGATGACCGTCAACCGGTACGACCCGACCTGGCTGATCGTCGACCCGGCCGCGGCCGCGTTCAAGGTGCAGCTCGCCACCGACCGGGTCGGGCGGCTCACCGACGCGGACAACCACGTCACCTACGGCATCTCGACCGTCGCATCCCTGCTCGGCTCCGGCCGGCTGCTGGTCTCCGACCGGTGCGCGCACCTCATCGAGGAGATCCCGTCCTACTCGTGGGACGACAAGGCCGCCGCGAAGGGGCAGGACGCCCCCGTGAAGGTCAACGACCACGCGTCCGACGCGCTCCGCTACGCGATCGCGACGACCGAGTCCGCCTGGCGGACCCTCATCGACTACTGACCCGGAGGGCTACCGCATGCCGCTGCCCTCCGACGACATCAAGTGGCCGCCGCCCGAGGTCGCGGCCGTGTACGAGCAGATCGCCGTCGACGACGCCTGGTACACCGGCTCCGTCGAGCAGCTGATCGGCTTGTACTCCGCTGCGGGGAAGCAGGGCGGGTCGTCGCTGTGGGGCCGCATGAAGCGGTGGTTCTGGGGTTCCCCCGTGCCCGGTCAGGCCGACCAGGCGCCCGTGAAGCTGCACCTGCCGGTACCGGCTGAGGTCGCGCGGATGTCGTCGTGGTCGCTGTTCGGGGAGCTGTTCACCGCCACGTTCGAGACCAGCGAGGTCGACCAGCCCGACCAGGCGGTCGAGGACGCGGCTGCGAAGCCGGCGGAGGATCCGCACCGAGTCCGCAACGCCCGCGTCGCCGAGCTCCTGAACGACGACACCCACGCCCGCCTCATCGAAGGCGGCGAGTACGCGTCCGCGCACGGTGGCGCATACATGAAGGTGTCGTGGGACACGACGGTGCAAGCCGACGGGCCGTTCCTGACCGTCGCGACCGCGGACACCGCGGTGCCGGAGTTCCGGTTCGGGCGCCTCGTCGCGGTCACGTTCTGGTCGAAGCTCGCCCCTCAGGCGGGCCTGTCGTACACGCTCCTCGAACGGCACACCGCCGGCCATGTCGAGTTCGCCCTGTACGAGTCCGCGACGAAGGACACCATCGGGACCCGCACCACCCTGACCGCGCACCCGGACGCTGCCGCCCTCGCGGACATCGTCGACAAGAACTCGTCCATCGTCACCGGGTCGACCCTGCTGACGGCGCAGTACCTGCCGAACGTGCGCCCGAACCGGTCCCTCCGCCGCGACCCGGTCGGCCGGAACCTCGGCCGCTCCGACTTCGACGGCGCCTACGACCTGTTCGACGCCGCCGACGAGACCCTCACCTCCCTGCAACGCGACGTGCGCCTCGCGAAGGCGCGCCTCGTCGTCGCGAAGGGGCTGCTGCAGATCCACGCACCCGGGCAGGGTGCGTCGTTCAACGCCGACCAGGAGCTCTTCGTCGAGGCCGGGGACACGGTCGGGTCGTTGAATCCGAACGCGACCGCCGGGGGCGCCTCATCGACGGGAATGGAGCTGTTCCAGCCCGCGATCCGCAACGTCGAGCATCAGGCGATCATCGACGCGCACCGGTCCGCGATCTACCAGGCGTGCGGGTTCTCCCCGCAGACGTTCGGTGAAGCGTCCGAGGGCGGCGCTGCGACCGCGACGGAGATCACGTCGCGGGAGAAGCTGACCATGCTGTCCCGTGGGGCGAAGATCCTCGCCGCCCGGCCCGTCCTGCAGCTGCTCCTCGCGGCGCTGATGGACGTCGACGAGCACCACTTCGGCGGGCCCGGCCGTGACGGGCTGCTCCCGCAGATCGAGTGGCCGGACGCGGCCGCAGACGCACCCAAGGTCGTCGCGGACACCCTGCAGACGTTGAACCTGTCCGAGTCGACGTCAATCAAGACGCGGGTGAAGATCCTCCACCCCGACTGGCTCGAGTCCGAGATCGACGCCGAGGTGGAGCAGATCCGGGAGGACATCTCCGCGACCCCGTTGGGTACGGAGAAGGACCTGTGGGGCGCGTTCGGTGGCAGCACCGCACCGACCCCGGACGCGGAAGCCAAGGACGAGAAGGTGACCCCGACCGGTGGCGAAGGATCCGAGCAGCCCACGGCCTGACCCGGCCGAGGACCGCCTCATCGGCGTGTACCGGGCGGCGGAGTCGATCCTCCTCGCCCAAGCCGCCGTGCTCCTCCAACGGGCACTCACCGCCGGCGGGGCGACTTTCGTGCTCCCGCAGTTGCGGCGGCTCGTGCAACGCACCACCGCGGGTCTCGCCGCAGCAACCCCGGCCCTGATCTCCGCGATGATCGCCCACGAGGCCACGCAGGGCGCCCGGTTCGCGGACCGTGCGATCGCGGTCATCCCCGGCCCGCCACCTACCGGTGGTGGTGCGGGCGGTGCGCGCACTCCCCCGCCGGGCGGGTTCACCGCCGCCGGCCGGGCCGACGGAGGGGACTTCTTCGACCTGTCGAAGGACCACGGCACCCGGGCTGCGGAAGCGATCGGCCGAGACCTCGAGTCGGACCTGCAAGACGTCCGGCAACGCCTCACCCGCCTCCCCGACGACATCTACAAGACCGTCGGACCGCAGGGCGGAATCGCCCAGGTCCTCGACAACAACGTGACCCCGGAGCAGGCGCAGGCGGCCGCGTGGAGGGACTTCACCCGCCGCGGGGTGACCGGGTTCACCGACCGGTCTGGCCGCGACTGGGCGCTGTCCTCCTACGTGGAGATGGCGGTCCGCACCTCCTCCGCCCGCGCGTTCAACGCGTCGTCGATGGCTCGGATGCAGGCGGTCGGGTTCCGGTACTTCACCGTCCCGCAGCACGTGCATCCGTGCCCGCTGTGCGGGCCGTGGGAAGGCGCGATCCTCACTCTCGGCCCGAACCCCGACCCGGCCGTGCACACCGACGGGACCGTCGAGGAAGCGACCGCGGCGGGCCTGTTCCACCCGAACTGCCGCGACACCCTCATCGCCTGGGAGCCGCGCACCCAGGCCCGCCCGGAACGGCGCGACTGGACCGGCGAGGACGAGCTCCGGTACCGGGCGACGCAGAAGCAGCGGGCTCTCGAGCGGGAGATCCGGAAAGCGAAGGCCGCGGCCGCGCACGCGCTCACCCCTGAGGCTGCCGCTGAGGGGCGGAAGGACGTGCGGCGGGCGCAAGCCGCGATCCGTGCGCACCTCGCCCAGCATCCGAGCCTCGGCCGGCAGTCGCGTCGTGAGCAGCCGAAGCTGCGGATGGACGTGCAGAACCTCACCCCGTGGACGCCACCGCCCGGGCCGCGGCCGCCGTTCTCGGACGGGTCCGCACCCGACTGGACCGGCGTCGCCTGACCGTTTCGGCCGAAACGGTCAGGCCGTGAGCCGGACGAGGGCAGTTCGTGGCTGCTGCACTTAGTCAGGCTTCAACCCCTGCGGGCGATATCCCCTGAGCCTCACCGTCGTCGAGGACCGAGCCCGACTCACGTGCGAGCACTCTCCCCCCGCTGACTGACAGTCCCTTCTCCCCCACGCGGCCAGGCGCCGCAGGAAGCAGCACCCTCATGTCCGACGAGACCACCGCCGCCGCGCCCGTCACCGAGGCCGCAGCACCCACCCCAGCATCGGCCGCTACCACCGAGACGGCGCCGGCGCCCGTGTCGGACCTGCCGGACTGGGCGAAGGACCCCGCGCAGGCGCTCCGCGAGGTCGAGAAGGCCCGCACCGAAGCCGCGGCCGCCCGCACCAAGGCGCGCGAGGCCGCGAAGGACGAAGCCCGCGCGACGCTCCTGAAGGAGCTCGGGCTCGTGAACGACGACGAGCCCGCCGACCCGAAGCAGGTCGCCGCGGACCTCGCCGCCGCCCGCACCCAAGCGACGGACGCCGCCCGCGAGCTCGCGATCTTCCGCAACGCGCCCACCGGCACCGACGTGAACGCGCTCCTCGACTCCCGGTCGTTCATGACGACCGTGGGCTCCATCGACCCGACCGACACCGCAGCCCTGGTGGCTGCGATCGGGCAGGCCATCACGAACACCCCTCGACTGAAGTCCGGCCAGGCGCCGGCGTCCAGCGGCACGGACATCCCCGGCGGGCAAGCGCCCGTCCGTACGTACACCCGCGCACAGCTCAGGGACCCGGCCTTCTACCAGGCCAACCAAGCCGACATCGACCTGGCCCTCGTCGAGGGCCGAATCAACTGAGAGGTGAGCCGTCATGGCGAACATCACGAACACCGAGGCGGTCAAGTACGTCCCGGAGATCTGGGCCCAGAAGGGTCTCGAGGTCCTCCGGAACAACGTCGTCCTCGCCCCCCTCGTCACGAAGGACTCCGAGCTGGAGGTCTTCAACCGAGGCCAGACGCTGCACGTGCCCTACCCGGGCACCCTGTCCGCGAACGCGAAGGCCGCGAACACGGTCGTCACGCGGCAGAACCCGCAGTCCACCGGCATCGACGTGACCCTGAACAAGCACAAGGAAGTCACGTTCCTCGTCGAGGACTACACGCGGGCGATGGCGCAGCCGACGTACATGTCCGAGCTGATGGACGCCGCGATCGTGCCCCTGGCGGAGCAGGTCGAGTCGGACCTCTTCGCCCTGTACTCCGCGTTCTCCGGCACCGCTGGCACCGCCGGGACGGACCTGAACGCGGCGACGCTACGTGCGGTGAACAAGAAGTTCACCGACAACAAGATCCCGCGCGGCAACCGGAACCTCGTCATCTCGACGAAGGACACCGCGAGCCTGCTGGCGGACTCGTCGCTGCAGAACTTCTTCGCCTACAACGAGGGCGCCCGCAACGACATCTCCACCGGCCTCATCGCCGACAACCTGTACGGGCTGAAGATCTACGAGTCGCAGCTCGTGCCCGTCGTCGCCGGCACCCCGAACTCGACGAAGAACCTCGCGTTCGACCGCGGCGGTCTCGTCCTCGCGTCCCGGCAGCTGCCCGACGCCCCGGCCGGGACCGGGGTGTACCAGACCAGCGTGAAGGACCCCCTGTCGGGCCTGATCCTCCGCGTGACCCTGTCCTACGACCCGAACATGCTCGGCGTGCAGTGCACGACGGACATCCTCTACGGCGTCGCGCTGCTGCGTGACGCGAAGGCGTTCCCGGTGTTGAGCTGACCTCTGTCAGTGACGTGCCTTAGCGTCGCGAAATGGCGTGTAGTCGTGAGCGATGCGAGGCCCCTGGTCCTCGCGGAGGACCGTGCAACACCTGTCGGAAGAGGCGAGAGCGACAGCTCCGCAACGAAGAGATCAACGCCCGGCGGCGCGACCTGTATCGGGAGAATCCCGAACCGGTACGCGCCGCCGTGCAGGCCTGGCGATCCCAACACCTCGACCAGGAACGTGCTCGTGGCCGAGAGAGGGGCGCCCGGTACCGGGTTGCCCATCATGAACAGTCACGCGAGGCCGTACGCAGCGCGAACGCGCGGTGGAAAGCCGAACACCCTGTCGAGTGGTCACTGCTGAATCGCGAAAGCGTGCGCCGTCGGAAGCTCGGCTTCAGTGAGCCCGTCGACTACAGCGAGGTTCTCGCTCGAGACGGCATGACCTGCCACATCTGCGGCGAACCCATCAGCGAACTCGCCGACTGCGAGTTCGATCACGTCATCCCCGTTGTCCTCGGTGGAACGCATACCGCCGACAACATCCGTCCCTCCCATGTCGCCTGCAACCGGCGTAAGGGAGGACGTTCCATCACCGAGTAGGAGTTCCCCGATGGCTCAGCACACGAACGACCCCAAGAACGACCTGAAGGCGACCACGCCGGAGGTCGACCCGGACATCAAGTACGTGCGGAACCCGTCCGGCGAGGTCCACTCCGTGACGAAGGAGCACTACGACGAGGTCATCAGCCTCACCCTGCCGAACGGCCGCACCGTCCTCCAGCCCGGCTGGGAGGACGTCGACGAGGCGACCGCGAAGCAGGAGCAGCCGCAGCTGTTCGGGGCGCTCGACCCGAACGTGCGGATGAACTACCAGGAGCGGCAGGACGTGATCTCCCGGGAGAAGTTCGAGGCCGATCACCCCACCGCCGGCGCGTAGTCGATGCCCGCCCCGATCTACGCCGACCCGACCGACTGGCTCGCGTGGTCGGGGCAGACCGACGCACCCGACGACTTCGTCCCCCTGCTGCGGACCGCGTCACGGGCCGTCCGTGAAGCGACCGCGCTGTGGGCGTACCCGGTCGACACGACTACCAGCCTCCCCCTCGACCCGGACTTGCTCGGCGCGATGCGGGACGCGACGTGCGCGCAGATCTCCGCGCTGATCACTCTCGAGGTCGACCCGGCTGCCGGCGGTACCGCGACGGACATGGTCGAGTCGGCGGCGAAGATCGGGTCCGCGCAGATCACCTACGCGGGCGCTGAGACCGTCATGGCGGCCCGCATGCAGACCGCGCAGGGTCTCTGCCCGGAAGCGCTTGGGATCCTGCGGGACGCCGCCCAGATGGCGGCGGTGCGGGTGTTCGGTTGAGACGCGGCACCGACCCGCTCGCCCGGTTCCGGGTCCACACGATCCAGGTCGAGGCCCGCACCGGGCAGGACGTCAACGGGGTCGACGTGTACGCCACCCCGGTCCCCGTGGCCTGCTTCCTCGAGGAGACGAACCGGCTCGTCCGGTCCCCGAACGGCGCCGAGGTCGTGTCGACCGTGCAGGCCTACACGGCACCCGGCACCACGGTCGCACTCGACTCCCGCGTGACCCTGCCGTCCGGGCGGGCCGCGCAACTGATCTCCATCGACCGTCACGACAGTGCCGCGCTCGGCCTGCCCGACCACGTCACCCTGAACCTCGAGTAGGAGCCGCCGTGGCTGTCGACTGGGAGATCCGGCTACCGCTCGAGATGATCCCCACCCAGCTCGAGGCCGCTACCCCGCTCGTGCTCGCCCGCGCCGCCGAACACCTCCGCGGTGTCGCCGTGGCCCGCACCCCGAACCGGGACGCGCATCTCGCCGGTTCCGCCGGGATCACCGTCACCGGTGCCGGTGTCGACGCGGTCGCGGAGCTGAAGTTCGAGGGCCCTTACGCGGCGTTTCAGAACCGCGGCATGCGCGCTGACGGCACGCACGTCATCCACAACCGGCCCGCCGGCGGGCAGACCGGGTTCCTCACCGACACGATGCTCGACCAGGAGCAGGCGGTCCTCGACATCGTCGCCGATACGATCTGGCAGCTCATCGGATGAGCGCGTTCCTCCACGAGCTCCGCGACTACGCCACACCCACCGCGGTCGGTACCCCGACGCTGCACCAGCTCGCCGAGACCCCGGACGAGCAGTGGGCTCTCACCTTCAACCGTGGCCCCACCGACCCGCTGTCCCGGTGGGGGCAGGGCGTCCTCACGCTCCTCACCCGCGGGCCCCGCTCGAACCCCGACATCGTCGACGACCGAGCCGACCCCGTCGTGAAGGTCCTCCTCGACGCTGCCGGCCGCACCTTCGGCGGGGTCGGGCTGAACACGATCGACCACCGCGGTTCCTCGTCCGGGGCGGACTCCTCGAAGCGGACGCTGCGGATCGACACGTTCCTTCTCGACCTCGACTACCAGGCGTAGCCGGACCGTTCCACCTTCTTCCCTGCCTGCTCCCCCTCCAGGCACCTACTACGCCTCTGGAGGCTCCTCATGACCAGCGCTCTCGCGCGCAAGTTCGCGCTCCGCGTCTCCCCGTACATCGCCGGTGTCCTCCCGGGCGCGGTGACCGCATGGACGCCCTACAAGGGCATCACCGACTTCTCGAAGAAGGTCGACGCGACCCTCGTCGACGTTTCCGACTACGACTCGAACGGGTTCTCCTCGTCGGAGAAGACGATGCAGACGTGGTCCGCGGTCGCGAAGTGCCGCCGCCCGATCACCGCCGGCGTGTACGACCCGGGGCAGGAGATCGTCCGCTCCGCGGAGCTGAACTTCGGCGACCAGGCGCGGGTGTTCGTGAACTGGTACGACCGCAACGGTGGCGAGTCCCGGTCCGGGGTGTCCCTCGTCGGGTGGGAGCAGACGAAGACCGGCGTGACCGACGTCGAGGAGGTCACGGCGACGTTCACCGGCGACGGGCAGCTGTTCGACATCTCGAACCCGTACCAGGCCGCCGTGATCCCGACGATCCAGTCGGTCAGCCCGTCCGGTGCCTCCGCAGGCACCTCCGTCGCGATCACCGGCTCCGGCTTCATCGGCACCGTCTCGTCCACCGGGGTGAAGTTCGGTGGCACGAACGCGGCCAGCTTCTCCGTCATCTCCGACGCGCTGATCGTCGCGGTCCTCCCGGCCGGGTCCTCCGGGTCCGCGGTCGTCACCGTCACGAACGGTGCCGGCACATCCGCGAACTTCCCGTACACGCGCGGTTCGTGAGTAGACCCCCGGGCGGCGATGTGGGGACACCGCCGCCCGGGCCCAGTCCCCACCCGTCCCCGAAGGAGTCCCCATGCCGTTCGCCGACTACGAGCAGCTCACGCAACCACTCGCGCTCCCCTACAAGGGGAAGGTGTACACGCTGCCCGAGCTGAGCATCCAGGACACGATCCGCCTCAACCTGGTCCTCGACCCGGAGGCGGAGACGACCATGGAGGTCGACGAGCTCGAACGGCTTCTGCTCGGCGCCGCGGGTGAGCAGATGGTCACCGACGACGTCCCGCAGGGGATGCGGGAGCGTGCGCTGCGCACCGCGATCGCGGAGTTCCGGTACGGGCGGCAGGTCGCCGAGCAGATCTGGAACCTGAAGGACGGCGACCTCGACCCAAAAGGGCCCTCGAGCAGCGTGAAGGACTCGACGCCCTCGACGAGTACGGGCGAGGCGACCGGGACCCCGTCACCGGCCTCTACGACTGGTACGAGGACCTCCCGCCGGAAGCAGGCCCCGTCGGAGACGACACCGTAGGGATCTCCTGGTCGGCGCTGATCGAAGCGTGGCCTGCCCTGGAGTACTCCTTCCACGCTCACCTCGGGGTCGACCTGGACCACGTGATGCGCCGCCGCCGGAAGACCGGCCGGTGGTTCACGATCCGAGTCCGCGGCCTCCTCGCCCAGGACACGCTCCTCGCCGCCCAATTCCGGCAGCCCTCTGACGAAACCCCGAAGGAGGAGTCGTGAGCGAACAGGGCGAGATCCGGGGGCGGCTGACGCTGGACTCCACCCAGTTCCGGGACGAGGTCCTCGCGGCCCGCCGGCAGCTCGGTGACCTGACCGACCGCCGCACCGACGTGCGGGTCGGTGCGGACATCGTCAGCGCGTTGGCCGACATCCGCCGCATCGCGGACCGTGTCGACGAGCTCGCGTCCCGGTCGCCAGAGATCCGGATCGACGTGAATACGGGCGCCGCCGAGGCACGCATCGCAGCCCTCGAGGCGCAGCTCGCCTCTCTGCGGATGCAGTCGAACTCGACCGGTGCTGCCGCGGAGAACGCGTCCGGGAACATCGCCCTCCTCGTCGCCGGTGCGACGATGCTCGTGCCGGCCCTGTTCCCGATCGCCGGTGTCGCGGCGGCGGGTGCTGGTGCGCTCGGTGGGCTCGGTGCGGCCGCGCTGCTCGCCGGGACGGGTGTCGCCCGTGGGCTCGAGTCCGGGTCTGCCGCGTACGCCGGGTGGCGGCCCATCGTCGACGGAGTCATCGCCGACGTCCACAAGCTGCAGGACACCGCCGCGACGAACATCCTCCCCGGCGCCTCCGCCACGTTCACCCGGCTGCAGGCGCTGCTGCCCGAGGTGAACCGTGGCATCGCGGAGATGGCGTCCGACATCGGCCGGATCCTGCCGACCGGTCTCGACGCGGTCGTCACGCTCATCGAGCGGGGTGTGCCGCTGTGGCGGATGGGCGCGGACGAGCTCGGCCGTGCCGTCGCCGCGGTGGACCGGTTCGCGCACTCGAACGGGTACGCCGACTTCATCGACTACACGATCCGCAACGCACCCTCGGTGGAACGGTTCCTCACCCAGGTCGTGCAGCTCGTCGGAGACACGGTCACCGCGTTCGCGCCGTGGGGGGAGGCGATCCTGCCCGCGGTCACCGACGTGGTGGCGGCGTTCGACTGGATCGTGCGCACCCTCGGCCCCGCCCTGCCGGTCATCGCGGCCGGCTTCACCGGGTGGAAGGTCGCCGCGCTCGGCATCGCCGCAGTCTCCGGAGCGATCGACCTCGTCACCGGGTCGCTGGCCGGGATGACGATCGCGGAAGCTCTCGCGTCCGGTGGGCTGTCGCTGCTCGTCGGGGCGGCCGCCGCGGGCGGTGCCGTCGCGCTGCTCGCCGCTTCCGGGGTGAAGGCCCCGGGTGGAGCTGCCGCGTCCCGGAAGGGCGGCGCTGCGGCAGTCACGAGACCGTCGACTCCGATGGGCGGCGGGGACACCTCCTACAACGGGTTCGGTGCCGGCTCGGACACGTCCGCGACGACCGCGCAGGCGGTCGCGTTGACCACCACGGTGAACGTGCTCAACCGGGAGATCACCGCGCTGCAGAAGGTCACCGCAGCGCAGGACAAGACCTCGAAGTCCGCCCTCACCCTCGAGGGGTCGTGGGATGGGGCGGCGGATGCGGCGAAGGACGCGACCGACGCGATCAAGCAGAACGGCACTTCCCTCGACCGGACCACGTCGAAGGGGCGCGCGAACCGGGAGATGATCCTCGCCGCGGTGCAGGCCGCGAAGCAGCACGCGGATGCGATCAACGCGGACGGGAAGCACGCTGGCGCTGCGGCGGTGTACACCGACCAGTTCGCTCTCGCGCTCGGCCGGTCCCTGGCGAAGATGGGCATGAGCAAGACCGCGGCGGACCAGTACATCGCGAAGCTGCTCGGGATCCCGAAGAACAAGACGACGACTGCGCAGCTGAAGACCGACCGGGCTCTCGCCCGGCTGCAAGAGCTGCAGCGTCAGATCAACGCGATGCACGGCAAGTCCGTCACGATCACCGCGAAGGGTGCCGGCGCGTTCTCCGACTCCCGTGAGTCCTTCACAGGGGTCCGGGGGCATGCCGGTGGCGGCACGATCACCGGCTCGGGTACCGCGTCGAGCGACTCCGTCGTGCGGCGCCTATCTGTCGGCGAGGAGGTCATCTCGAACATGCGCGGTCAGGCGTCCGCGATGCGCCCCCTGCTGAAGGCGATCAACTCCGGTGCGGTGCGCAGCCCCCGCGATGTTGCTGCGGCGTTCGGCACCGGCGGCCCGCAGCACGTCGACAACAGCCGGACGGTCCACCTTCACGTGTACGGGGCGCCCGGGCAGTCGACGCAGGAGATCTCCGCGGAGACGATGCGGCGCCTGAACCAGGAGCTGAGAGGGGCGTGACATGACGCTCGTCTCGATCAACAGCATCCGCATCCACGGCCGCCGCCAGCCCGACGGGTTCTGGCTCGCCGCCGACGGGATCAAGGGCTGGCACGACGGGATCACGTACCGGCGGAACCTGCAGCCGCGCCCGCAGCAGCACGGCTACTTCGACCAGCCCGCGTACCTCGACGGGCGCACCATCAGCCTCCACGGGTACTGCCGAGCCTCAACGCTCGAGCAGCTCGCGAACTACCGGAACCTGCTCTCCGGACTGAACGCCAACGGGGGCCTCCGGAAGTTCACCGTGCAGGACGACATCGGGACCCTGTTCGCGCAGGCCCGCGTCGACGCGGGCCTGCAGTGGACGGTGTCGCGGGGGCCGATCCTGGCGGAGTGGCAGGCGCAGTTCTGGGCGCCCGACCCCCGCAAGTACGGTGACGAACGACGCTTCGTGAACCCGGGACCCGCGACCGGCACGAACAGTGTCACCGTGTTCCACCGCGGGAACTTCCCCGCCGTGCCCGTGCACACGATCACCGGCACGTTCCCGTCCGGGTACAGCCTCCTCGGCCCGAACGGTGAGACGTACCGGGTCAACCGGCCACTGAACGGCAGCGACACCCACGTCGTCGACATGGGCACCGGGGCGCTGACCGAGAACGGCACCATCGTCTACGGCGGCACCGTCGACGTGGACCTGTGGACCGTCCTCCCCGGCGGGCAACCGCAGACCAGCTTCTCCGCCCCGTCCGGGTCCGGGCAGGTCGTGACGACGTTGAGGGACACCTTCATCTGATGGCGTACCGCTACTACGTCTGCAACACCGAGACCGGCAACGTCATCCTCGAGGTGTACCCGACCACCGCCGGCACGTGGATGCACCGCCTCAACGCGGACGGCACACCCGCCTACTCCCACGACTTCCTCCTCACCGCGAACCCCGGCCTGAAAGCGCCGGACGGGAAGTACCGGACCCGGTCCTGGCACTCCACCCTCGTCGTCGAATGGGCCGGCCAGGTCCTCTACGCCGGGGTCGTGCAGTCCCGCGAGTACGACGAGGACAGCAACACGCTCACGATCTACCACGGCGACGTCCGCGCGGTCCTCGGGAAGCGGACCACGTTCCGGCAGGACGGCTACTCCGGTGCGGCGGACCCGCTCGTGTTCAACAACCTCACCCTCGCGTCCATCGCGACGGGGCTCGTGAAGGCCGGCACGACCGGGGCAGGCGGCGCGGCGGACCTCCCGATCGTGTTCGGGTCCTCGACCAACACCGGCACCCACGACCGGAAGTACCACGACTACGACCTGATGCTCGTCGACGACGCCCTCACCGAGGTGCAGAACGTCATCGACGGGCCCGACATCGACTTCGACCCGTCGTGGGACGACGACCACAACCTGCAGTGGACGATGCGGGCCGGGCAGCTCACGGCCGGGGTGTACGAGTTCAACATGACCGCCCCGCAGCGGAAGCTTCAGGCGGTGAAGTACCGGCTCGACGCGACGAAGAAAGCGAATCGGGTGTACGCGGTCGGGGCGGGCAGCGAGAAGAAGATGCTCGTCGCGACTGCGTCGGACCCGACGATGACGGTGCCGCTGCTGGAACGGGTCGAGTCGTACAAGCAGACGAAGACGATGTCGCGACTGCAGGGCCACGCCGACGCGGACCTCGCCACGTTCAACGCACCGACCCGGCAGCACTCCGCGTCGATGCAGGTCGCGGACGCCGGCGACCTGAAGCTCGGGGCGACGTTCCGGCTGTACTACAGCGGCAACGCGTGGATCCCCGACGGGTGGCTCGAGCTGCGCCTCATCGGGTACGGGCCCGACGGGTCCGACCCGACAGGGGCGACCCTGCAGCTGATCTTCCAGGACACGGGGAACGTCGACAATGAGACTTGACGACCCGTCCCTGTCCGCGGAGCTGAAGGAGATGAAGCGGCGCATCGCCGCACTCGAGAAGGCAACCCCGGCCGGGCTGACGTCGATCAGTGAGGACGCGCTGGAGATCACCGGCGAAGCGGCCCTCATCGTCAACGGTGGCGGGTCCGCCCGCGTCGACGGGTCGCTGATCATCACCGGGCTGCTGCAAGCCGACGGGACGATCACGTTCACCGGCCAGTTCGACGTGTCCGGTGAGACGCACATCACCGGCCCCACCGAGATCACCGGGACCACGCAGATCACGGGTGCGACGTCGATCACGGGCGACACGACCCTCAGCGGGGACCTGACGGTGCAGGACGGTGGCGCGATCACGGTCGCGGGCAGCCCGTCCGCGAAGCTCGGCGTCACCTCCGGCGGCCGCGCCGGCCTCGACTTCGGCGCCGGCGAGCTCTCCGCCCTCGCGGACCGCATCGCCCTGTCCGCCGGGTCCGCGACCGCCGGGGTGTCGACGACGTTCGCGGCGATCGCGTTCGGGTCCAACGTCGTCCTCGTCACCTCCGGCGGTATCTACCTCCAGGGCCTCGGCACCACGTCGAGCCCCGCGAACCTCTACGCCGACTCCTCCGGCCACCTCGCCCGATCCACGGCGACACCCGGCGGCGGCACCGTCTAAGGAGCCCCTGTGGCGATCGTCTACGGCAACCTGTCCGACATCAACGAGCAGCCGCTGCTCGCCTACCAGCCGCAGATCGTGTTCACCCCCACCACCCCAGCGGTCGGCTCCCCCGGCGCGATCTACGCCACCCGCCCGATCACGATCGACGTCGACACCGTCGACGGCACCTTCCAGGTGAACCTCGCACCCACCGACCTGCTGCGCCCGTCGGTGGAGTACCGCATCTCGTTGCGGTGGCTCGACGCGGACGGCGGCTACCAGGCCACCGACTTCCTCCCCTGGGCGCTGACCGTCCCGGAGGACGGCGGGTTCATCGGGGACCTGCTCACCGAGCCGGCGAACCCGGTGTTCTGGTGGGTCGACACCGTCGCGCCCACCCACCCGGTGCCGAGCCTGATGTGGTTCGACCCCGTGTCCGGCAACGTCTACAAGTGGAGCTGATCTGATGGTGTGGACCCTCGTCGCGAACATCCGAGGCCCCCGCGGGTACAACGGGGACCAGGGCATTCCGGGCCCTCAGGGCATTCCCGGCACGGGGGCGGTGCCGGCGGACACGGCGGTTGCCGGGTACGTCGGCACCGCCGGGACGAGTGCCACGAAGACGGCGCTGCAGAACACGGTGCAGGCGCTCCCGTCCGTGCACCACGACTTCTCCGGCGACCCCGACGGCACCCCTGCCGCGGTGCTCGACTCCGGGCAGACGGTGGACCTGCAGGGCAGCCAGAAGCAGATCGTCGCCGGCGGTGCCCTCACCCAGGCGACCGGCACGTCCGGCACCGCCAGCGCGTACCTGAACGTCACCACCGCCAACCCGGTCCGCCGGATCGGCGCCGAGTTCGTCCTCCAGTCGTCCGCGTCGTCGGGGATCCTCGCGCTCGTGAACTGGCAGAACCAGTTCCAGAACCCGATCCCACCCGCGAACGCGCACCTCGTCCTCACCGGCACGTCGTGGTCGTTCGGCCCCTACCTGGGCCAGAACGGTGGCGGGTTCGCCCCGATCGCGACGTTCGACTTCCTCCAGCCGCTCCTGGCGGGGGTGCTGTACCGGGTCGAGATGATCATCGACGCGGACCGCGGCACCGTCACGATCCTGCTGCCCGACGGGAACACATACACCTGCTCGGACGCCCGCATCCAGAGCTTCAACGGCAACCACCCGACGTGGGAGAACCTCTCCAACACGGACACCGACGTCGAGGTGCCGGTGCGGATCCTCCGCATCTGGGCGGACGACAACCCTGCCGCGCCGTTCGCTGGCGTCCGCGGCGTCACGTCCCCGCGGGACCTGACCGTGTCCCGGTTCGGGCTCACCGCCAGCCAGGCGACCACGTTGAGTGATTCCTCGTTCGTGCAGGTCGACCAGACCGACATGATCGTGCCCGCCTCGAAGCGAGCCCGGATCGACGGCCTCGAGTACGTGCAGATGAACAACGTGAAGACGAACCTGTACGTGCAGACCTCCGTCGGTGGTGACACCTCTCGCGGGTTCACGCAGCTGCTCGGCAACACGGACGACGACTTCCTCTTCGCGTTCGGTGGAGAGCTCGACCTGTCGGACTACATCCCGGGCACGAAGGTGACAGTCGCGGTGAAGATGCAGGCCGCGTCGACGGCGACGCACCGGCACCTCGCGTCGGCGAACATGCGGAACTCGCTGACGGTCACGCCGCTGCCGATCAACCTGATCTGATGCCCACGTATCCCGTCTCGGTCGACGTCTCCGACTTCACCGGCAACAGCACCGCGCCGGGTCTCGCGTTCGCGACGATCAGCCGCGCGACCGTCGATGCGGCCACCGGCGAGATCATCACCGAAGCGCCGGTCTCGATCCGCCTCACCGCGACTCCGGTGATGGTGCAGCTCGAGCAGGACGTCGCCTACCGGGTCCACCTCCTCGGTGTCGCCGGCATCGCGGGGACGTTCTACGTCCGCCACAACACGGCGGCTTCTCTCGCGGAGCTGTACCGGGCGCACCAGGTCGACCCGACCAGCCTGCAGCCGGCACCGATCCCGCCGACGACGCAGGAGCTGCTCGAGCAGGCGAACGAGGTGCTGACGCAGGTGCAGTCGTACGGGTTCTCCGCAGCCCCGGACGCGGCCGATGTCGACGCCCTCCAGATCACCTACCCGGCCCAGATGGTCGACCCCGCTGACGCGGACGCGATCCTTTTCACGACAGGAGCCTGATGGCAGTCAACGTGGGCAGCGTCCCGATCCTCGACGACCAGCACCACCTGAAGGCGAAGCACCTCGACGTGCCGACCGCGGGGCTGGTGGGGACGCCGGCCTCGGCGACGGCGATCGCGGTGCAGGCGCTCATTCAGGCCGCGGTGACCGCGGTCGTAGCGGCGGCGCCCGGGCAGCTCAACACGCTGAAGGAGCTCGCGGACGCGCTCGGCGATGACGCGAATTTCGGAGCCACCGTCACCGCGGCGCTTGCCGCGAAGGCGGACGCAGCGTCAGTTGCGGCCACGTACTCGCCGCTCCCGACCGCCGGCACGACACCGGGCTACGTCGCCACCGTTGGGCCCGACGGGAAGTCGATCACCTACTCCGCAGCGACCGGAGGTGGCGGGCTCACCGCCGCCGACAACGGTCTCGGCGGCATCACCACGTCGTCCACCGCGGCGACCGACAACGGACTCGGAGGGATCGCCGCGTGACCACCACCTGGCCCACTCAGCTCGGCAAGCTCGCGACCGTCACCGCCTCCGGGACGGTGCAGGCCGGGAAGCACAACAGCTACAACGCGACCTCCGGCGCGATCACCGCCACGCTCCCGCCGCTCACCAGCGGCGCTGTCGCGACCGCGCTCACGGCCGGGCAGATCGTCCGCGCGAAGATCACCAAGTCGAAGTCCGACACGTCCAGCAACGCGGTCACCATCGCCTGCGCCGGCAGCGACACCTTCGAGAGCGGCTCGACCTCGCAGACGCTCCTCGTCGCCGGCGAGAAGCTCACCCTCATCGCCACGACCGTGCCCGGCGGGACCGGCCCGGTCTGGGTCGTCGAGGAGCACACGCACCCGCGCGACTCCGCCGACCTCCGCTACGCCTTCCCCGGCGACACGCTCCGGCTCCGGAACCGCCAGCCCGGCCCCCCGGTGAC